CAGGAACCTACGGCACAAACGGCTTTTATCTGAACTTCTCAGACAACAGCAACAACACCGCAGCCACCATTGGCAAGGACTACTCTGGCAACGGCAACAACTGGACACCCAACAACATCAGCGTGACCAGTGGTGTGACCTACGACAGCATGCTTGATGTGCCTACGCAGTGGGCTGATGGCGGGAATGGGCGGGGGAATTATGCTGTTCTGAATCCGATTGGGGTTCCGTTTGCGAATGGAACAATTACAGATGGAAACTTGAAATTTGCAGGTCTGACCACCACAGATAAAGGAGTAGCCGCAACAATTTCAATTTCTAGCGGAGCTTTTTATTGGGAATCAACGCAACTAACCAACTCTGGTTCATCAAACTGTTACGCTGGCGTTATTCTTACTGGTGCATCTTCTGATGTAAACGCCAATCGTGTTTATGTGCGTGGTGATGGACTTGTTCTTAAATATGGCACAAGTTTAGGAACTGTTTTTTCGACATTCACAAACAATGATGTAATTGGTTTTGCTTTTGATAGAGCAAATAATACTCTTGCAATTTACAAGAATGGGACTTTGGGCTACACGGTAACTGGTCTGAATAACGCAGACCACACTCCTTGGGTTGGTGGTTACACAACTACCGACACATGGGCAGTCAACTTCGGCCAGCGCCCATTCGCCTACACCCCACCCACAGGCTTCAAAGCGCTGAACACGCAGAATCTGCCTACGCCTACTATTGTGGAGGGTAATGCGTATTTTGATGTTGTCACACGCAATGGAACAGGCTCCGCAGTAAGCGTTTCATCCTTGTCTTTTCAGCCAGATTCAATCCTTACAAAGCTGAGAAACACTGCTTACAACTGGTATTGGGCAGACGCTGTTCGCGGTGTTTCAAAGACTCTTAGCACAGACACAACGGCGGCAGAGCAAACACCATCCCCTGCGCTGTATACATCATTTGACTCAAATGGATACACGCTTGGCACAAACACAGGCTCAAACGGGTCAACTTACACCTATGTTGATTATGTTTGGAACGCTGGCGGCTCAACTGTAACCAACACCAGCGGGACAATCTCATCACAAGTAAGAGCAAATGCAACTGCTGGCTTTAGCGTGGTGACTTATACAGGTACAGGTTCAGCGGCAACGATTGGGCATGGACTTGGTGTTGCACCTCAAATGATTATTATTTTTGAGCGCTCTCCGGGCGGTGATGACCACATTGTTTATCACGCCAGTCTTACAAGCAATCAATATTCAATTCGATTAAACACAACTGCGGCACAAGCTGGCGCATCTGGGGCTTATTGGAATAGCACCTCCCCAACATCTTCAGTATTTTCTGTTGGCACTTCTGGAGAATCCAATCAATCAACAGCAACCTATGTTGCCTACTGCTTTGCCCCAGTAGCTGGCTATTCAGCATTTGGTAAATACACAGGCAATGGAAGTGCTGACGGGCCTTTTGTGTTTACAGGATTTAGACCAAGGTTTGTGATGGTTAAAAGAACTGATGCGGTCGATAACTGGGCTATCTTTGACACATCAAGACTTGGCTATAACGCAGACAACAATGAACTACTAGCAAATACATCAAGCGCAGAAGGAACGGCAGACTTTATAGACATTCTCAGTAATGGTTTTAAAAACAGAAACAGCGATTCACGGTGTAACGCCAGTGGCGGCACATACATCTATGCTGCCTTTGCCGAAGTGCCGTTTCGCTACGCTAACGCCCGATAACAGGAGAACATCATGTTTTTACTCAATAACCAACCACTTCCCATCGACACACCATTTGAAATAGATGGTACGCACTACCCTGCCAACTGGCTACGCCTGACCTCTATTGAGGAAAAGAATGCTGTTGGCATCACAGAGGTGGCAGATGTGACCACCACATACGATGACCGTTTCTACTGGGGTGCAGACAATCCCAAGCAACTGGATGACCTTACCGTCACACCAGAGCAAGGTGAACCATACATTCAGCATGGACTCAAACACCAGTGGATTGCACAAGTCAAAGACACCGCCAACAAATTGCTGGCTCAGTCTGACTGGATGGTGATTCGTAAGGCAGAGCGCAACATAGACATTCCTGCTGATACTGCGACATACAGGGCGGCAGTGATTACTGAATGCACAAGGCTTGTGACTGCCATTCAAGGCTGTGCTGATGTGCCTGCTTTGATTGATGTGGTAACTGCACAAGGATGGCCAGCATGACACCAATTGAAGCTCGCGTAGATACGCACGAGGCCGTGTGTGAGCTGCGCTATGAGAGCATTAACGCTCGACTCAAGCGCATTGAGCAGATCCTGATCGGCAGCTGCGCGGCAATCATTGGCATGCTGATGACGCTGGTGTTGAAGCTGTGATGCATCATGCCGCTAACCATTGCACTGGCAGCTGTTGCCTTGGTGAAGAACATCCGGGAAGGGTGCGAGCTTTACAAGCAGGCAAAGGATTCTTATCTGGAGATAAAGGAAACCTATGACGAAGTTGCTGGGATTGCTCAAGAGGTACATGGGTTTCTTGGCCCAATCATTGCGTTTTTCAAAGGAAAAACTAAGCCTGCAAAGCCGACTCCTGTGGCTGCACGCGCAAAGAATAAGTCTAAGTACGTTGCTATTGATGAGACAAAAATCAAAGCAGATATCGTCCAGCATCTCAGCGAGTTTTTCACGCTTCAAGAAAAACTAGCGGCCAAGATTAGACTTGAGGAGGAGCAGAGCAAGACAGTCTATGACCCAGATCAGAACCACAACATCGCTGCCATGAACCGAGTGCTGGCGCTGCAGCAGATGTCTGAGCTGGAGATTGAGATCAGAGAGATCATGGTGTACCAGACCCCCGGCATGGGTGCCTTGTACTCCGAGGTCTTCAAGATGAGAGAAGTCATCAAAGAGGAACAGGAAAAAGCCAGACTGAAACAAGAGGCAACAAAGAGGCAAGAGGCATGGCGACTCAGGCAAGAGGAAAGAAACCTGCAAGCAAAGCTGGCAGCAGTAGTAGTGACTACCCTATTCCTCCTCTACCTGTGGTTGTGGCTCCTCCTGATCGGTCGCTGGAGCAAGACTTGATGGGGTGGATCGCGGCCTGCCTGCTCGCTGGGCTGATGCTGCCGCTGTTGGCCATGCTGTACCTCGACGTGTTGGAGACAAAGAACGAGGCCAAACAGCAGTTGGAGAAGGTGGAGAAACTTAGACGGCAAGTGGAACAACAAAGGAAAGGAAAGAGTGATGACTAAGCAGCTTGAAAAAGGATCAATGTACGACCAGTTTGACACCAACCATGATGGTGTTGTGACTGATGACGAGCTGGCCAAGAGCGAGCGCATGATGCAAATCGAAAACATGGACAAGCTGGCCGACCAGCAGCGTGTCATGGCATGGGTGGCCATGGGCCTGCCGTTTGCCATCATCATGTTCTTGTGCTTGCCCTACATCACCGACTCGCGGGTGCAGCTGATCATGGGCTTGGCCACAACCTTTGCCGCTGCGATGGGCACCATCGTGGTCGCCTTCATGGCAGCCACTGCCTACATTCGCGGCAAGATGAACGATGCTTAAGCTGGCCATCGCTGCTGCCATGCTGGCGGCTGCCTTTGCGTCTGGCTTTGCTGTGCAGGGCTGGCGCAAGGATGCAGAGATTGCTGCGATTGAGGCGGCCAACGCGGCTGCTGTGGCCGCTGCCACTGCGCAGGCCATGGAACAAACCACCGAGATGCAAAGGAAAAAAGATGACGCACTACGACTCGCGGCAAAGCGTGCTCAAGAGAATGCTGCCGCTGCTGCTGCTGCTCGCGCTGAGCGTGACGGGCTGCGCAACCAGATCAACACCGCCACCAGCGCCCTGCCCACAGCTACCTGCGCCTCCAGCAGAGACTACGCCGCCACCGCCGCAGCCTTATTCGACCAGTGTGCTGCAGCTCTTGAAGAGCTGGCGACAAAAGCTGATGGACACGCCACTGATTCAAGAACCCTGACCAACTCTTGGCCAACAACTGAAAGGAAACCATGAACCTCACAAAAAACTTTACCCTCAAGGAGCTCACCAAGTCAGAGACTGCGGTGCGCCATGATGTTGACAACACACCCAACGAGGAGCAGATCGAATCATTGCGCCTGCTTTGCGAAAAGATCTTGCAGCCGGTGCGCGACCACTATGGCAAACCAGTGCGGATCAATAGTGCGTTTCGCTGCGCAGAATTGAACCGGCTCACGGGTGGATCTGCAACCTCAGACCATTGCAAGGGCCAAGCAGTTGACTTTGAAATTGACGGTGTGTCGAATGATGAGCTGGCACGCTGGGTGCAAGAGAACCTTGAGTTTTCCCAATTGATCCTTGAATTTTTTCAGCCCGGCATTCCTGACAGCGGGTGGGTGCATGCCTCTTACAACCCACAAGCTCTCAAGGCTCAAGTGTTGACCGCCACCAAGGTCGCCGGAAAGACGCAATATCTTCCCGGCTTGGTGGTAGCTTAACCCTGCGATGCACCCAGCGCTTTGATGCGCTGGCTGTAGCTGGCTGTGTGCCTGATCCGCTTGATCATGTCAATGCGCCCGATGGTGTCTTCGTTGGCCAAGCGCAGCTCCTTCAACGCGGTCATGCGCTCGCGTGCTGGCCGCTTGCCAGCTCTGGCCGTCTTGTCGGCCAGATCTTCGTAGGCATCTGCCCATTCATCCAAATTAGCATGCGTTGAAAAAGGTTCTTCTTTACCGGGGACATGTAAAAAAAAACCAGTTGGCTGCACATCAACTTCTCGGCCAGCAGATCCATTGCCGGTGTATGCCACCTCTGGCTCAACCGTGTCGGCCAGCGCTGCTTCAATAATGACCGGATCGCTGGTCTGCACAGGTATGGCCACCGGCTCCGGCTTGGCCACCAGATCCAGCGGGTTGGCTGGCTTGGCCACTGGCCGGGGCTTGGCCTCATCAGGATAGTCGGCTGCTTCCTCTGCGCTGATCAAGCCCTTGAGCACATCGGGAAAGGCATCGCGCAGCGCAAAGCCGCGAGCTCGCATTTGCATCATGCGTTTCGGATATGCCGACCACGGGCCCTGCTTGCCCCACAGACCAGCTCGCTTGGCATCTTCAAGGCTGAACTTGGCAATCACTGGCTTGCGATTTTTTCGCTTGGCCACGCAGACGGCTACCGGGTTGGGTGTGTCTTCGCCTTCAAAGAATTCTTCAACGTCTTCGCAGACCGCGCTGGCCTGCACCAGCGCCATCATGGCATCGCCGTACACGCTTGGCTTGCCGTTGATTACCGCGATGTTCTGCAGCGCCTGCATGGGTGCCAGCCCCATCTCATAGCCCCACTGCACGCAGACCAGAATGTCTTGGGGCTTGCCTTGGTAGGCTTTAGGCACCATGCTGGAGCTGGCCAGCATGTCGCTGAATTGAATGGCCTCGGTGAGGGTGGCTGGCGCAAAGCCCCGGTTAGTGGTGGTTAGTTCCATTTGGATCTCTCTCAGTTAAGTAGGTTTGCATGGTGGTGAAAATCAGGTGGGCCATAGCCTCGACAAAGGCCTCGGCTTGTGGCTCGGTGCAGCCGGTGGCATTGAGCATGGCCACGACAAATGCGTCGTAGGCCTGCTGGATGTCGAGCCTGCCTTGCAGGTTCACGACTGCTCCTTGATGGTCAGCGTGGACTGGCGCACCGAGTAGGCTTCCTTGGCTGGCACCAAGCGCTCTGGCGCGGCCTTGTAATTGCGCATGGGCCAACTGATGACGTACTGGCCAGCACGGCCACGCTCAGCCTGCCCCATCAGTTCTTTGAGCTGCTTTTCGTTGTTGTCAATGGTGGCCTCGGCTTCGCGGATCACAGACTTGGCAGCCAGCAGCTGCTCAGCCAAGCGCTCGGCCTGCATGTCGAGGCTGATCTCTTCCTTGGCCGCAGCCTGCGGGAAGATTCGATCCATCTCCTTGCTTGACTGTGGCGGGTACCAATCGATTGCGCCGCTGTCACGGTAAGTCTGCAGCTTGTGCTCAAAGGCCAGCACAGCTTTGATGATTGCTTTTTGGGTTTCGTCATGCGGGGCAAACAGGAACACGCGCAGCTCAATGCCTTGGTACAGCACGCAGACCGCACCCCACTTGTGGCCGGTGATCAGCATCTGGCCTTGCAGCTGGATGGGGCCGCGTGCAAGGTGTGGCACATCTTCGGGCATGGTTTTGGTGAGCTTGGCTTCCAGCACGCCGGGCCCGTTCAGAATGATTGAGTCTTGGCCAACCACATACAGGCCCTTGTCGGGGTCGGTGGTGATCTCTTGGCCAAGCCCGTAGCCAATGCCGTCCAGCGAGCACGACAGGGCGACGGCGTTGTGGGTGTAGGCGTGCCCAATCTGGGTGTCGTAGTCATTGATCCCCAAGCGCTTGGCTGCTTCGATCAGGATGACTGGCTCCAAGGTATTGCCCCAGCCCATGGCCTCATTGCCAATGTCGGGGCGCTCTTTGCCGTCAATGGCGTTGATGCTGAACTGCAGCTCATCATTGGGTGTGCTGTATTTGCTGAAGCCCATCAGGCCGGGTAAGCGCGATGCGCTCATTGCTTTGTCGTCGGTCAGTTTGCCTGCCATTTTCTTACTCCTGTAGTTGATAAACGCGCACCACTCTGGCATGCGCTTGGGGGTGATTGGCCTCAACAAGGCCAACCTTGACGAACTGCTTGGTGCGGAAGACCGCGCCCAAGACAGATGGGTGGAGGTGCGCGGGGATTTGAACCCGCTCGCGCACATCATTGATGCTGACACTGCCATGCTGGCGGCAGACCTCGGCAGCGACCACCCGGCACCGTGCCAAGAAGTCGGCATCGCGCTGCTCAAACAAATCAAGCTGCGCATCTCGGATGATCTGGCCAACCTTCATACGAAGATGATCACAACCAGCGCGATGGCTGACACCACATACAGGGCCATGTCGGCAGCTGCGGCTGCTCTGATTTCGAGCTTGTGTGGTGGTGGCAGCAAGGCACGCTGCAGGCGCAGCATGTCAGGGTCTGATTCTGGGGTGAGGGCAGGCTCATGGGCTGAGCCGATGATCACTTTGCCGGTGTTAAATTTTTGTTTCATGGTTTCGCTCCTTAGATGCGTTTCAAAAGGTTGGACACCTGACTGGCGTTCCAGTTGGTATTGCCGCGTGGTGTGGCCACGCCGCGTGCTTGCAGGGCTGCTGCGATGTCGCGCATGGTGTCGGCGCCAGACTTGGTGATGATGTCGCGCACGACGGGGCCAACGCGCTCGGCGTATTTGTCTGCCTTGGCTTGGATCTTGGCCACGCCGATGGCTGAGCCGATCTCAGGTGTTGGGCAGCCGAGGGTGCGGCCCTGTGCTTTGACCTGCGCCAGCGCTGACTTGGTGCGCTCGCTGATCTTGCGTGCTTCCCACTCAGCAAACACGGCCATCATTTGAAGGAAGGTGCGGTCGGCTTCGGGCATGTCGGCGCAGACGAAGGGCACGCCGGACTCAAGCAAGCCAGAGATGAAATGCACGTTACGGGCAAGGCGGTCGAGCTTGGCGATGACCAAGGTGGCCTTGGCCTTCTTGGCGGTTGCCAGCGCTGCGGCCAGCTGCTCGCGGTCATTCTTGCGGCCAGACTCGACCTCGGTGAACTCGGCCACCAGCTCGGCAGCGGCGATGTGCTTGGCCACAGCTGCACGCTGGGCATCAAGACCGAGGCCTGACTGGCCTTGGCGGTCGGTGGAAACGCGGTAGTAGGCGACGTATTTTGTCATGGTTATCACCTTAGTATGTAATGCCACGGGTTGTAAAAAAGGCAACAACCTGTCGGTTGTATTCGCCAGTGCTGAGCAGAACGCCAATGCTGCCGGTGAACATTGAGTCCCACTGGCGCTCTGTTGCATCCGTTTCGATGTACACAGTGGCATTCGCATTGTCGTAAGCGCTGCCAATAATGTCTTGAACTGTGTAGCGGTTTGCGCGGCTCTTAATCTTTCTGGCCATCGCTTGGAAAGCGTCGTATCTCAGGTTGTTTGTCATGTTGAACTCCTTTGCGCTTTATCTGCGCGTTAAACACAAACGTATGTTAGCACGATTTGTATATCGCTTTGGAAGTACCCAAACCAAGTATTTTCTAGGGATTTACCCTAATACAACACATTTGGCTGGGTGGGCGGTATCAGGTAGATATACACTCGCCACCCATGAAACCTAAACTCAAACCTTTTCTCATGCGCTTGCACCCTGCCACACGGGAGTTGCTTGACAAGGCAGCTGTTGACCAAGGCCGCAGCGTGTCATCGTTGATTGACCAGTGTGTGCGTGAGCAGCTCGCGCCCCGCTACGGTGAGCTTCAGCCCCGGCTGCAGCGGTTCCTATCAGGAGTGCGCCAGCCATGAGCAAAGCCGAAGCACACAAGTTGTTGGACAGGGTGCGTGAAGGCCGACCTGTACCGCTGTACCTGATTGAGCTGGCGCTGGTGGCCACGGGCGACAAGCCTGCGGAGCTTGGCCATGAATGAAACCATACTGGCATTGGATCTGGGCACCACCACCGGCTGGGCATGCAGGCCCATGGACGGCAGCATTGTGCACGGCTGGGCCAGCTTCAAGCCCGGCAGGTACGAGGGCGGCGGCATGCGCTACCTGCGCTTCAAGCAGTGGCTCAGTGAGCTCAAAGGCACGGTCGGTGGCGAGCTGCAGGCGGTGTACTTTGAGGAGGTGCGCAGGCATGCCAGCACTGACTCAGCGCATGTCTACGGTGGGCTGATGGCCACGCTGACAGCATGGTGTGAGCACCACAAGATCCCTTACCAAGGCGTGCCTGTGGGCACGATCAAGAAGCATGCGACGGGCAGGGGCAACGCAGGCAAGCACGACATGGTCGAGGCCATGCAGCTGCTTGGCCATCCGGTTACTGACGACAATGAGGCAGACGCGCTGGCGCTTTTACACTGGGCATTGGAGGTCAACAAATGAGCAAACTGAGATCGGCAACCATACCTGATCACCACAAGGTGCAAGCAAAGGCATTGCTGAATGAAGCAATTGACGAGGCACCTGACACGGTGATTGTGCTGTGCTTTTGGAAAGACAAAGGTCAATTCAAAATCAAGACATCAACGGCTTCTGACCGACTGATGGTGCTTGGTGCGCTTGAGGAAGCCAAGCTCAAGTTTCAAATGGATGGGTATACATGAGAAAGTACTTGCGCCAGCTCATGCCCGGCCAGCAGTTCACCCTGCTGCGCACGGGCGAGAAGTACAGGCTTGTCAGGCGTGTTATCAGCACACCCAGCGGCACCCGGTTTGTGGTGGTCAGAGATGATCCCTACATCACGGCCAAGGACGGCCAGCAGCTTGAGACAAGCCTGCATCATGCCTGCCATGTGTGGGTAAACGAGGAGAAAAAACCATGTTGATGACTGTTTTTTGGGTGGCAGCACTCATGCTGTTGGGTTCGCTGTTGACCCTGATTGTGCTGTGGTTGATGTTGAAATTCTTGGAGCAAAAATGATGCACATCAGCTACGTCAAACTGTTCCGCGACGATGAGGGCACCGTGCGTGACAGCCAAGAGGCCAACGGCGAGATACGCAACTTCCAGCACCAGATTGAGCTGCTCAAGCAGGCGCTGGAGCGGGAGATGAACACGGTGGCCGACCTCAGAGAGCTGCTGGACTCGGTCAGGCGCATTGCGTTTGAGCTTAACGAAGAGATATTGAAAGACACAAATGCCCAGACCACAGAGTGATATCACCGGCAAGCAGATACAGATTGCAGTCAGAGTGACAGCAAGCCAGAAGGAAGCATTCAAGCAGCTGGGTGGCGCCGCGTGGCTGCGTAAGCAGCTCACAGCTGAGCTGGAGAGGCGCTGGCAGGCAGAGCAGCCAAGCCTTGGCAAGAAGATCATCAGCCGTGTCTTCGGTAGATGAGCTGGCCTGCCCAGCATGCGGCAAGGTACACCCAGATGCCGTGCTTATCACGCTGCCAGATGGCAGCATTGTGGGTAGCTACAGCGAAGCCTACCGCGCCTACTGCGAAGCCAAGTGGGTGCTGGAGAAGCTGCCTGTCACGGTCAACCGCAGGCGCAAGAAGACACCGCAGATCAGCCGGCGGGACTACATCATGGCGGTGCTTGACAAGCGTGGCCAAGAGTCAGCCGATGAGCTGGCCAACAACGTCACCAAGCTATGGAAGGCAGCCAAGTGAGTAACGTACATCACATGAAAAACAAGACC